AATATATCTTAAATGGCAAAACCAGCAAGTAAAACTGAATTAAAACAATATTGTTTGAGGCAATTAGGTGCTCCTGTATTGGAGATAAATGTTGCTGATGAACAGATTGATGACTTGATGGATGATGCTCTCCAGTATTTTCAGGAGAGACATTTTGATGGTGTTGAGAGGATGTATTTAAAGCATCAATTGACACAGGATGAAGTTGATAGAGGTCAAGCATCCAATGAAGCTGATAGTACAAATACAGTTGGTATTGTAACCACATCAGCAACGTCTACTAATATATCTGGTTATGGAACAACTGTTACTAATTGGTATGAAAATTCTAATTTCTTACAAGTTCCAGATTCTGTAATTGGAATTGAAAAGGTTTTTAAGTTTGATAGTAGCACAATATCAACTGGAATGTTTAGTATTAAATATCAATTGTTTTTGAATGATTTGTATCAATTCAGTTCTCTTGATCTTTTACAGTATGCAATGACAAAAACTTATCTAGAAGATATAGATCGTTTATTAACCACAGACAAACAGATAAGATTTAATCAAAGACAAGATAGATTATATTTGGATATTGATTGGAGTGCTGAAGATAAAGATAATTGGTTAGTTATTGAATGCTTTAGAATTGTAGATCCAAATTCATTTACTGGAATTTATAATGATTCATTCTTAAAGAGATATTTAACTGCTCTTATTAAAAGGCAGTGGGGACAAAATTTAATTAAATTTACTGGAGTAAAATTACCTGGTGGAATTGAATTAAACGGAAGACAAATCTATGATGACGCTCAAGTTGAACTTGATAAGATTCAGGAAATGATGTCCAATACTTATGAACTTCCTCCATTTGATATGATAGGTTAATACTATGGTGCTTAACCCTTATTTTACCCAAGGAACTTCTTCAGAACAAAATCTTGTTCAAGATTTAATCAACGAACAGTTGAGAACATACGGTGTTGAAATATTTTATTTACCAAGAAAGTATGTAGATGAAAAAACTGTTATAAGGGAAGTTGTTCAATCCAAATTTGATCTTGCATTACCTTTAGAGGCATATGTAGATAATTATGATGAGTATTCTGGTGCTGGTAATTTATTAACCAAGTTTGGAATTCAATCTCAAGATGAAGTTAGATTGGTTATTTCAAGAGAAAGATTTGAAAATTATATCTCACCTTTAATAGAAGATCAGGCTAATATTAAACTTTCTACAAGACCAAAGACTGGAGACTTGGTATGGTTCCCACTTGATGATCGTCTTTATGAAATAAAAGATATTGAGTACGCAAAACCATATTATCAGTTACAAGATTTATATACATATGAACTTACTTGTGAACTATTCAGAATTGAGGATGAAGTCATTGCCACTGGTGTTGATGATATTGATGATAATTTAGTTGGTGATGATGTTGGTGACGGTCTAACTGAAGATGGTATCAGTACAATACAAGGAATAACACAGACTCTAACTCTAATCGGTACAGGGTCTACTGCAACTGCAATAACAGGTATTGTAACTTCTGGTGCTATTAGATATATCACCATAGGTGATAGAGGTGGTGGATATTTAACACCTCCAACTGTTGCCATATCTTCTGCACCTTCTGGAGGAACGACTGGTATTGCAACTGTTAGAATGATTGGTGGAATTAATGTATGTAACTTAAATGCAAACCCAAGTGCTCAATCAGTTCAGCATGTTGATTTATCTAATGCTGGTGCTGGATATACTGTAGCACCGAAAATTGCCTTTATCAGTGCTACTGGTACAGGTGCTACTGCTGTAAGTACTATTGGTGATGGAACTATTGGTATAGTTACTGTTTCATCAGGTGGTGGTGGATATACAACATCTCCAACAATCACCTTTACTAATGAAGTATTCAAATCAGGTGTTACTACAGTTTCTGCTGCTGCTACCGCAGTTGTAAGTTCTTCTGGAGAAATTACTGCTATTAATATAACTAACTCTGGTTTAGGATACAGCACTGCACCTACAATTAGTATTTCTGATCCTGGTGCAAGTGGAACTGGTGAATTTGCATTCAATGAGATAATAACTGGTGGTACAAGTGGAACCACTGCAAGAGTAAGAGTTTGGAACTCCAGCACAAATGTTCTAGAGGTTGCTTCTGTTGTTGGTACGTTTGTTACTGGTGAGACTTTAACTGGAGGAACATCAGGTGCTACTCATGTTATAAGACTTATTAGTACTGAACCAGACAATGACGAATATGCAGATAATTTAAATATTGAAAACGAGGCAGATGATATTTTAGACTTCACTGAACGGAATCCATTCGGTATTCCCTAAATAATAGTTAACCCCTATAAAATAAAATGTTTGAGTATTTTTACAACGAGATCTTTAGGAGAACAATCATCTCCTTCGGAACCTTGTTTAATAACATTTCTATTAAACAAGATGGTGGATCTGTGAAGGTTCCATTGGCATATGGACCTACCCAAAAGTTCTTGGCACGAATTGAGCAATCACCAGATTTAAACAAACCATTTGCCATCACTTTACCAAGGATGTCATTTGAGTTTACGGGTTTAACTTATGATTCTTCAAGAAAAGTTACTACTACTCAACAATTTACTGTAAAGGATCCTAATTCAGAATCTGATACTAAAAAGGCATATATGCCTGTTCCATATAATATGCAATTTGAACTTGCTATTATGTGCAAATTAAATGATGATGCACTTCAAATTGTAGAACAAATATTACCATATTTTCAACCATCATATAACCTCACAGTTAATTTGGTTTCAGCATTAAACGAGAAGAGAGATATTCCAATAGTACTTGAAAACGTAACAATGCAGGATGATTATGAAGGAGATTACTCTGAAAGAAGAGTTCTTCTTTATACAATGAGATTTACTGCAAAGACATACCTCTTTGGTCCTACTGCAGATGCTACCAAAGACATCATCAAGAAGTCTACTATCAATTACCTTACTGGTACAGATACAACAAATACCAGAAGAGAACTTACATACTCTGTCAAACCAAAAGCACTCAAAGATTATACAGACGATACCGTTGCAGTATTGTCTGACAATGTAACTGTTGAAGATAAAACAATAGATGTTGAAGATGCAAGTGGTATTTCAGCAAGGAAGTATATTGACATTGATGGTGAGAGAATATATGTAAGATCCAAATCTGGTAATACACTTAATGTTACTAGAGGAAAGGATGGTGCGATTCCAATTGAGCACGTATTAGGAGCAGCAGTCAAGGGTATTGACTTTACGAATACAACTACAAGTATTGGTACTATTGGTGTTGATAGTGCATTGGTTGCTGATGGAGATGACTTTGGATTTGATGGAACAATTACTGATACTACATCATGAAATCAACAGAAAATTTAGACGAAACTTTCAACATTGCACCTACTGAAGTATTAGATGCAGATGAGGTTAAACCAAATGTTGGAATACAAAAACCAGATAGACTTACTAAAAATGATATTGAAAAGGACTATGAGTATACTCGTGGTAATCTCTACAGTATCATAGAGAAGGGTCAGGAGGCGATTAATGGTATTCTTGAACTTGCACAGGATAGTGAGATGCCAAGAGCATATGAGGTTGCAGGACAACTGATTAAGAGTGTTTCAGATGCAACTGATAAGTTGATGGATCTTCAGAAAAAATTAAAAGATGTAGAAGAAGAGAATAAACAAAAAGGACCATCTACTGTTAACAATGCACTGTTTGTTGGATCAACTGCAGAGTTACAAAAACTATTAAAGAACGGACTACCTAAAGATTCTAAATAATAGAAGGAGAGAAATCCTGAAGTACATACGTTACTAATACAATGTCGGATACGTTACCGTCGATAGATGATTTACTAGAAAGTAAATTACCCTCACTCGATGAATTTATAAAAGAAGAAAAAGAATTACCTTCGGTAGATGACTTCATTGAGAAGGATAAAGAAGAAGAAAATGAAGTTGTATTAAATATAGTAGATACTGGACCTTGTTCCATAGAGGAAGAATCAAAAGATTTAACGGAGATAGTACGTCTGATAAATGACGTAAGAAAAGATATACCAAATATTCCAGAAATAAAATATTATGATGATGAATTAGAAAAACTTATAGAACAAGTTGAAGAAGTTAGGAATAGTATTCCAGAACCTCCAGAGATAAAATATTATGATGAAGAAATTGCTGCATTAAGAGAAGAGATAGATCGTAATGCTGCTGATATACCAGAGATAAAATATTATGATGAACAAGTAAATGACCTTGAGGAGAAGATTAAGGTTATTAAGGAGGATATCGTAAACCTTCCTGAACCAAAGTATTATGAGGCAGATTTAGAATCTCTTAAAGAAGATATTCTTGCAGTTAAAGAATCTGTACCCATATTTCCAAAGTGGGTCAATGAGGTCAATGAGGTTCCTGATTTCTCATGGATAGGAAAAACTTTTGGTGTTATTGATTCTGACTTTGTAAAAGTAAATGATAATCTTGATTCTATTAGAGGTAGAATAGATCAGGAGATTCAAGAGATTTCAGAAAATTTTGATCTTAAAGATTTTGAGACTAAAGTTGAATTTGAAAAAGCAACTAACAATTTAAAAGAAACTAAATCTAAAATATATGAAGAGTTAAAAGAAACTGCTCTTCGGATTTGGGATCATCATAGAGAATTTAAAGATGATGATAGAAAGTTAAAGAAACAAATACTTGGTCATTATAATGTTTTAAAGCAAAAGGTAGATGAAGAAGTAAAGGAATTTAATAGAAAGAATTTAGAAACTAAAGATCTTTCTAAAGGATACTTTGATGGTTTATCAGCAGAGATTGAAAATTTACCTAAACCAAAATATTATGATGATACTATCAATAATTTAAGAAGGGATGTAAATCGAAACATTGCCAGATTACACAATCAGTATGAAGATACTACTTTAGATGTAACTGAATTATATAAACTTGTTGAAGAATTAAAAGATAAACAACATGAACTAAAAGATCTTTATGAGGAAGGGTTACTTGATGATCCAAAGGATACTAATAATGATGATCCACTTACACCAATAGATCAGAACTTTGTTACTCTTGATCAGTTACAGCAACATTATAAGTTATTTGTAGAAAGAGTACAGTATCAGTTAGGATCCATCGGTGGTGGTGGTGCAGGATTCATAAAGGATCTTGATGACGTTACTTTTGATGGTACTAATAATGAATTATTAATTTATAATTCATCTACTTCTAAATGGGTTGGTATTGCAAGTACTGCTCTTACAAGTAGTAGTGAAATTGCTGGCATTAGTACTACAGGAACATCTGTATTTAAAAATTTACAAATCAGTGGTGTTAGTACATATACAGATACTACTAATTCAACTTCAGTATCAACTGGATCATTAGTTATTAATGGTGGTGTTGGTGTTGCATTAAGTATGCACGTTGGTGGTAGTTTGTCCGTAGGTGGTACAATAACATATGAAGATGTAACTAATATTGATTCTGTTGGTATTGTTACTGCTGGAGGAGGATTGCAACTTGGAAGAGGTCCATCTCATGCTGCTATACAATCAGCAACGTCCACAAAAACTTCTACATCAGAAGCTTCCGTAGATACATTTACAGCAGCTACCTATAGATCTGCACAGTATCAAATTCAGGTCACAAGAGGATCTCAATATCATGTAACAACGATGAATATTTTACATGATGGAACTAATGTATTCATGAGTGAATTTGGAACTATTAAGACTGGAGTAACTCTTGCAACGTTTGATGCTGATATCAATAGTGGTAATGTAAGATTATTAGCAACTCCATCTTCAAGTGATTCAACTGTATTTAAAATAGTAAAATCACTTACTCTAACCTAAAAAAATATAAATATTTACATGATGTATAACGAAATGCAAACAATTAACGAAGCAACACGTTTACCAAACTATAATAAAGTCGGTAATATTATCGACGTGTACTTGGCATGGCGAGGAACAAACTACATGATAAAGATGTTTTTCCCGTCAGTTAAAGTACCTTCACGCAGAGATGTTCAGGATCAAGTGAGAAAAGTGTATCCTGGCTGTAAACTCTGGAACTACGAGATTTCCAACTATGAACCAGGAGCACCACTCCTCCAAGTCGGAGGACAGAGATAAAACTAAAGATTTAGAAAAGAAAGTAGAGAATTTAGAAAAAGTATTAGAACTACAAAGAAGAACTATAGAGCACGATAGAAAACATCACTTTGGTAAATATGAAATGACATAGGAGATTTATTATGGAAGACATTTATTTAGGTAATCCCAATCTAAAAAAGGCAAACGTTGCTCAAGAGTTTACTCAAGAGCAAATTGAAGAGTTTATGAGATGTGCAGCAGATCCTGTATATTTTGCTAAAACTTATATGAAGATTGTTTCTCTTGATGAGGGACTTATTCAATTTAAACCTTATGACTTCCAAGAGAAATTAATAACAAATTTCCACGAGAATAGATTCAATATATGTAAGATGCCTCGTCAGACTGGTAAGTCTACAACATCGGTATCATACTTATTACATTATGTCGTATTTAATGATAGTGTTAATATTGGTATTCTTGCAAACAAAGCAGCAACTGCCAGAGACTTATTAGGTAGATTGCAGACTGCATATGAGAACTTACCCAAGTGGATGCAACAAGGTATTGTATCTTGGAACAAAGGATCACTGGAGTTAGAAAATGGATCAAAAATACTTGCAGCATCAACATCTGCTAGTGCTGTCCGAGGAATGTCTTTCAACATTCTTTTCTTGGA